ATGAAGTATTCCGAGTTTTACAAACTGATTGAAGCCGCAGGCTGGACAATCAGTAAGGGTAAGAAACATCACAAGTATGTTCACCCGGACTTCGACTATTTCATTCCTGTCGGACGTCATCCGAGCAAAGAAATACCAAAAGGTACACTTGAATCGATGATGAAGGATGCCGGACTGAAAAAGTAAAAGTTCTGCCACTCCCTTCGGGGAGTGGCTTTAATTGGACTAAACCTCAAATAATCTGTTGTATGAAAACAATTGTTGCAATTATCGAAAAAGCAGAAGACGGCGGCTATGGTGTTTACACCAAATCTGTACAAGGTGCATACGGGTACGGTCTGACTGAACAAGAGGCTAAAAATGACTTCGTAGACGTACTAAACGAACAGGCCGAATTTTACAAAGAAAAGAAAGGTGTGTTTCCGGAATGGTATACGGAAAATATATCAATAGATTACAAATATGACTTTTCTGGTTTTTTTAAAACCTTTCCTTTCTTCAATGTATCACAATTTGCGCAAGCTGTCGGGATTAATCCTTCATTGATGCGCAAATATAAAGAAGGACTGGCTTTTGCTTCCGAAAAACAAAAGGCAGCCATACAAGACAAATTCAACGAGATCGTAACTAAAATGAGTCTGGTCCAGTTTTAAAAAGAGCTATTTTTAATTGAACACCTGTACCGCTCACATAACAAGGGGGAACCAATTGGTTCCCCTTTTTCGTCAAACTATGTTACAGTACAAATGCATTGGATAATAACGATTGCCTTATTGGGCAGCTTTACTCTTTTCGTATTCCCTATTCTAATTGCAATTTTCAGATAAGAAAGGAGACCCAAAAACGATTTACTCCCCGAAAACCGCCGTGAAAATTTGTTAAACAATTCTTATGTAAGCAGGCGCGTAATATGTTGGTACACATATAAAACGCAAAAGGCGACACCTCTAAAAAGAGGTATCGCCTTTTACAAAAATACTTTAAATCGTGACCCGGGAGGAATCAAAACATTTGTTTATCATCTGGTTAAACACATGCATAATCACATTTTCCCACTGTTATTAATTTTGACTATATTCGCATTCACAACATTTACATAATTCGTTCCAAAATTCGTTCCAAATGGCAAATAAGATAAATCCGTTCCTTGTTGACAAGAGTAAAGAAACAACATCTATACAGTTTATCATTAGAAAAAACGGTGAAAGATATCGCTACACTCCTGGCATATCTATCCGGACCGAACACTGGATCGATAGCCAACGTTGGTGCCGCGAAGGTAAAAAATACCCTGACGGCTTCCTGAAAAACGAACAGATAAAAAAATATATCAACATCATAGACTCTGTATTTATCGAATTTGATAGAGAATTGATCACTCCAACCCAGCAATCATTCAAAAAAGCCGTCGATAACAAAATCGCACAAATAAATGAAGAGGCCGGTGGTGTGGTAAAAGATGAGTCCCTTTTAGTAAACTATATATCGAATTATATCCAAACTTGCGATAAAACGACTGGTACATATAGAAACTACCAGAGTTTACTCAATCACCTTATCACATATGAACAAGAGAAAGGCTATCAACTTCGTTTCTCTAACATAAACATGGATTTCTATAACGGATTCCGTATGTATATGCTCACTAAGACATATACTTTCAAAGATGAACAACGTCATTATTCTAAAAACTATATAGGGGGCCTATTCAAGATGATAACCAAATTTATGAATGAATCTGCCGGAGAACTACATAACAATACAGCCTATATAGATAAAAGGTTCAAAAAAGAAAAGGAAGAAACTGATTCGATATACTTAACAAAAGAAGAGGTTCAAAAGCTTTATGAGCTAAACATTACAGCTGAAACAATTCAAACTCACTTCAAAAATGTTCGGCCATCCGGTATTGCCAGGAAAGTAAAAGCTTTAAACGACGCACGTCTTATTTTTCTTGTTGGATGCTATACCGGTCTCCGGATATCAGATTATTCACGTATTGAAGATTTCAACATTGATAAAGAACTCATTAAAATACGAACCCAGAAAACAAATAAAATTGTATCTATACCAATACATAAGAACTTCCAAACCCTATTGAGCACAACAAATGTCATGAGTATTAAGATGTCAGATCAAAAACTGAACGACCATGTTAAAGAGTTAGGCTTAATAGCCGGGATAACAGACGAAATAAAGATCTCTAAAACAGAAGGCGGAGTTATCAATACATATACATATAATAAGAATGAATGTATATGTACACATACAGCACGTAGATCATTTGCGACCAACCTCTACTTCTCCGGAGCAGACATTTTTGTAATAAAGGATTTACTCGGACATTCTAAAATTGAGACAACGATCAAATATTTAAAAGTGTCCGTTGAAGAAAATGCCAGGAGGATAGCAGACAATTCCTTTTTTAAAGGAGAATGAAAAAAGCCCGATGGAATTAACCACCGGGCACACCAGACTAAATACAATTGTGTAATCAAAAGCGTATTTGAACCTGGCTAAACTCTTTGCCGAAAGCATGAATACTATTCAATATCTTTTCGGACGTATCTTTATTCGGATTTCTATAACCATTAGCATAATTCCAAAGCTGCTTCTGGTTAACACCTGTTATTTCTTTCATGCCTGCAAAGGAAATGAATTTTGAATAATATTTCAAGAAGCCGGACACATCAAAAGTAAATTCGATTTCGTATTCTCCTTTTAATAGTTCCGGCAATTCCTCATTTACCTCCTTATACAGTTCCAGTCCTTCCAGTAGATTTTCTTTTGTTTCTTCCACTGTATCACCAGCACCATACACACCGGGCACATCTTCCAACCATGCCCCAAACTGATCCTTACCACCAGTTATGACCGCTTTTAATAATTTACCTTCCATATTTTTTGATGTTTTTAATTACAAAGTAAAGAGAGGGGCTTAAAGCCCCATCTCCTTTTCAATCTTAAGCCGAAGTCCTTCGGGAATCTCTTTAGAACCGTGAAAAGGTACTGGATACCTTTTGCCATTCTTTTCGTAGATTACATGACTTCCACTTTTACGAACCTCAATCCAACCTTGCCGAACTATGGTTCTGTGAAATTCTCTGTACTTCATAATTTCAAATATCGCTTTTGATTACATTACAAATGTAAGAAATATTTCCATCAAAACAAAATATATCGATAGAAATATTTCCATCAGAATCATTTTTAACAACTTCTAATAAGATATTATGAATATCTAAATTTCAATACCTCAATAATTTGATAGAATAATTGATCTAAATAAATGTCATAAAAAACAGACTAATTATTTATTTTGCGAAATAAAAAGAGGAAATATCTCCAAGAATATATATTTTTACATTTTTAATTTATCAATATATGCGAAATCACACTAGAAAAAACATACTTAACATATTAATAATCATATTTTTATCTCCTTTTATTCTAATCTTTATTGGAGATCATTTTTATTCCATAGGACCTCTATATACTTTCGGGATCGTTGATTTAAAAGATTTTTTTATGTTTTGGATCGGGGTATTTGGAGTTTTTGGAGTCGTTTACAATATATCTCAAAATCAAACACGAATATCTCAACAAGACAAACTAATAGACATTACAAATAAAGACAGAAGAGACAGCCGCTTTGCTAAAGGAGTTGAATTGCTGAGCAGTAGTAACGAATCTACCAGAATTGGGGGAGTTTATGATCTTTATTTTTTAGTCAAAGAGTTTCCTAACGACTATACCTATAGTGTTTTTAATGTTCTAAGTTCCCATATACGCTCATTAACGAGTACCGTTGCTTATCAGAATGAGCATAAATTCCAACCATCTACGGACATACAACTTATACTTAATTTGTTAACGTCTGATCTAGACAAAACTTTCAAAGGACATACATTAGACCTGCATGACTCGTATTTGGCTGGAGTTAATCTACAAAACAAGATACTTAATTACGCAAATTTGGAATATACCCGTTTTTATAGATCGGATTTAACAGGTACACAATTTGTTCATTCTTTACTAACAAAAACCTCCTTTGAGAAAGCTGATTTAACATTAGCCAATTTATCTAATGCTACAATAGAAAATAGTACTTTCTATCACGCGACTCTGAAAATGACTAATTTATCAAATAGTTATCTTCATGGAAGTATATTCCATGGTGCAAGAATTGAGAAATCAATCCTAAAAAATGCAAAAGTGGATATCGGCACATTACAAAAGCAAGCCGAATATATTAGAGATACGGATTTATCCGAGGTTCAAATTATAGAACAGTAAATAGACCGTTCTACCTCTCTCAGGCAAAACGGTCTACATTACTAACTAAACTATTACTATGAGAAAAAAGTACTATTTAATATTCCTAGCTATCCATAAGCCCAAACAGCCGAACAGAATTACAATCAGCCCAGATACCCAATTAGGCAAAACAGACCTCCGATCAATCAGCACATCATCCGCAACAACCTCTTTTATACCTTCATCCTTTACCTGGATAGATGTATCCGTCTCCTGCTTATCACTATTCTCTTCCGTTATCACCGATCGTTTTTGTTCGGAATGAATATCCATTTGGGTTGTCTTTACAATATATTGATTACCGATGCTGTCCGGCTTGGAAAGCTCTGTTATAGTTATGATACCGGTTCCCTGGCACTCCAATAACTCCGTTATTGTCCGTTGAACAGATTCAGTGATATGTACACTATCCTTTTGACTGCTGACAGCCGTACTAACCGTTTCCGATCTGTAGTTTTGCTTTTTTGTTCCGCATCCAAACAAAAGAAACATACACCAGAGTAATACAATGCCTTTCATGGTTTTACATTTACATTGGGGAGAAACGAAGTAAATTCACTCTGTACGTCGAAGCAGGGACAGACCTTTAACCATTCACTAGATTCTATTATTCCGTTACCGTTCAAATCAGGTGAATAATCCCTGTGCCCTTTTAGCTCTACAACAGTCGGATGTTTCCGACACAACTCATTCACCAAATCACGGATAGCAGACTTTTGTGATCCGGTACGGGTATCTTTGGGATTCCCGGAACTATCCAGTCCACCGACATAACAAATGCCTATACTATCAGCATTATGTCCCGCAACGTGCGCTCCTGCTTTTTCCACTGCTCGCCCTACATGAACTGATCCGTCGATGTAAACAACATAATGGTAGCCAATGCCGTTCCATCCGCATGCCCGGTGCATTTTATCAATGTCTGCAACTGTAAGGGGTTGCCCCTCACGCGATGCAGTACAATGTACTATGATTTTATTTATCTGTCTCATTTTTATCACCTTCTATTTCAATTATATCTGTCTTCTTTCCAAAGAAATTCAAGAACTTCACCTTTACATGCTTTCCACGTGCAGCAAAGTAGTTGACATATATACTTTCCAGCTCAACCCCGTATATAACCAGTAAGATTATGAGCGGTAACAAGTCGATCCCAAATGGTTGCCCGAAAGCCTGGCCAAACGAATAAGCCATTACAACCCAAATGATATAACTTGTAATCTTATCCATTGTACGCCGGACAGCTCGCGATCGTTTGATCGGATCTTTCCTGTATCGAGATGCTTCAATACCGAACTTCAGATCACCCAGCGTCAGCACTAAAGCCAGGAAGAAAAGCCATTTCGCCCAGGCGAAAAACTCAATCAGTCCAAAAAGGAATTTATCTGTATAGTTCTCCATCAGTCCCCTATTTTAGAAATTACAGGACCACGAACCGGAGTAATGCTTCCTTTTCTCCATTTAGGGAACTTATCTGAATTATGCTTGATATACCGGAGACAATCATCCATCAGTTCCTCAGCAACAAAAAAAGCATCCTTATACTCTTCCTGCTTTTCTTTTAACTCTGCATGTGAGCTATATTCAACCTGATTCTGCATCAATCCCACCCGTGACAGGTTCCTGTCTCCATGTTTCACCAAACGCGCGTAAACGAAATATTTCAGTGCTTTTTCAAGACCTGAAAATATAAATTCATCATTCCCATTTTTATAGATACCACCATGAAGCAAATTATCATAGGCATCGTTGGCTGGTTCTCCTTCTGATCGATTGACATACCGGAGCAAATCAATAAAAAGATTATCACCTAAAGCATTTTTGATATCCTGCTGTTGGGATTCATCTATGTACACAAGTATTTTTTCAACTTCAACATGCGTTGACATGGGGCGAACGGTAGTCTTTACACTATCTACGTCCGTTAATTGCTTCTTAAACGGATTGGACTTCATAACTTAAAGGGATTAATGAATAGTCGTTTGTTTGATTAACCGGATATGCAAAATGTGAGAACACTGATCGGAAACTTTGTTCCATCAGAACACGTTCGTCGATCGTCATAGCATTATAGAAGTTAAAGGCATCATTAATAATGTCGTTTGAAAACCCCAGTGCTCCGGAACGAATGCGGTAAAAGACCTCCTGATTGAATGCTGCATATATTTCCTCCGCTGTTGCATCCTTTGTCACTGTAAAGTCTTTATCGAAGTTCTTGGTTGGGAACTCGACAAATTCCGGTTTTTCGTCTCCATCATCAAGCCCTACACCTATAATTTTGCACGCTTCCGAATCTCCCTGAAAAGCCTTAAATTTTTCAGCATCAAAACCGTTCTGGTATTCGTCACCTTCAACCAGGTTTCCGTCTTTATCTTCAACCATAACTTTCTGACCTTTCCGGTAGACATACATACCCATCGGCAGGAAATTATTCCGAACATTACGATAACGGACATTTGCCAGGCCTTCATCGGTGCTAATATCAGTTATAGCGCTGTCATAAACAGCCGACGGATAGACCATGAACCCATCTTTTGACACATATAACGTCTGACCTTTATAAGCTTCGATACCTCCAGCTTCCACAATTTGAGATAGTACAACGTCAGGATTGGGATTAAACACATCTGTATAAGCAATGGTACTTTTACTAGGTTTCTTGATCTTTTTCTTCCCCTTCGAACAGGTCCAATCTGGGTGTATGGCAATTTCAGCTATATATCCAGCATCGTCTTCAATACCCAGTCGGCAGTCTTCAAAAGGAATATGCTCAACGCTAGTGATTTCACATAGAAGATTGTAATTTATATGCAAAGCAAATCCACCAAACTTCGCCAAATCATCAGAGCAGAGCCTTAACAAAGCATCACATGTCTGACCTTTTGTATTTACAATAGACTTGTAAAAGATGGAATCTTTGAAGCCCGCCCCTCTAATAAATTTTGCATACCGCCCCACACAACTTTTTGCATTACTGGAAGCGCCCAATAGCTGCAATATCATCTGAGGATAGTTATTCCCTTTCCCATAACTTTGTATATCCAGGTTAGTTACATCTGCAACGGGAATACGTATTTTCGGTATTTTTACTTCATCAATTGTCATATTTCACAAGTCTATTATATCAATTAATCTACTTCCGTCTGATCCGGATTTTTTTCGCTCTCCAATGCACCGTTTTCATCTGGATCATCTGTCTTTTTCTCATTTTCTGCCTTCAATTGTTCAGATGCTTCTTTCAGTAAAGAATCAATATACTTTTTCGTTACTTTCACATCACCAATCTTCTCAAAGGTCACAAAATGATCCTTCACAGCTTTTTTAGTCGTTCCAGCAATAAGCATTTTCTTCATATCAGCGATAGCATCCAATTCTGCCTGGGTCAATTCAACAGGGATATGATCTTTCCCTGACAACTTATCCAAGTAGTCTGCAACATCAGACTTCCATCCATCAGGTAGATGTTCAAAATACTTACTGTTTTTTTCATCCAAAGACAAAAATTCGATTGCTAACTCATCCGTACAATTCTGGTACACAATCATACGACTGGAACCAAAACCAAGAGGCATACATACACCTCTAGCAATTTGATATCTTTTTTCTTTCATACGTTCCTCAAATAATATTTGATTAGTTTTATAAAGGTTGACCAGTTCCATCAACGCGTCAAAATAGCAGTTCCTACAAGTATATGTCATTTTACGACATAACACCTTTGTAGCGATAGAAACGAGCGCGTCCCGTTCTTGCGGTGTTTCTTTCCGCATACGGAAACGCTCGATCATATCATTTGTCAATAGTTCATCTACTCTCATACAAAGAGGGATTATGCCGCTGCAGTTAAACTATCAAACAAAGCCTTCGTTGTTTCATAATCCGTTTTATGCAGGAACAAACCGGATTTCGGAGCACGTTCTTCTGTCAACACAGCTTTCCAACCGCCTTCGGTTTCCTCACTGTATTTGTCATTTTCTAATGTCGTTGCAGTCAAGCCCTGATAAAAACCGGAAACCTGAAATGCAGCATCTTTTGCCGTTCCTTTATGTTTATTTTCATAGACGACTACAAACGTTCCATTTGCCAAACCATCAATAATACTTTCACAAGTCTCTGGCCCGTTGTCCAGGATCACAATTGCAAACTCATTATTGAACGTATTTACATAGGTGCCAACATTCAGACTTGTCTTAGTCCCAGTAAAGGGCGTTTTGCCTGGTACAAAACATTTATAGCCCTTTTTGCCCGTTTTCAAAACAAGGGATTCAAGAACATTCTTTTTCCCGGTAGAAAACACGCTTTTTGCAAAATCAATATCTGAACGATTAACAATTACTGCATTTGCTTCTAAACCACGAGTAACCGGTGTATCACAGTTGATATCGATATCTTTTTTTATTAAGCTTTCGCAATCTGCCATATTTATGAGTATTTAATGGGGTACGGAATTTCCATACCCCGGATTATTAATAAGCAGCATGAATAAGTTCATCCTCTTTGGTAAGAGTACCGATCTTACCCGTTGAATAGATATAGTTCATACGTTCTTTACGTTCGAACCACACATCTAGTTCAGAAATAGCAGAGCTACCCGGATAGCCCATGAGCAACTGACTAGGTGAAGTATATACAGCGCGATGCGGTAAATTCAACTTTGTCCCATTGTCCTGGTACTTTTTGGCGAACCGGTCAAATACAGATATTGAATAAACTTTTACTCCATCCCATTCAGATACTTTCAAACCATCAAACAGAACCTGCCACGGCATAATCGTATTATAGGATTGTTTCGCATCCCAGGCTAAAGCATCAGCCAAAGATTTCGTACAGAAAATGGCAGATCCGTCCATTGCCTCAATACGTCCATCTGCATCCATTCGGATTTTTTCAAACAAAGATGTTGCAACACCTTTTGTCAATAATCCTGATTTCTGGGTTGCATAAGACGCAGTATCATTCGCTGAGATTTCTGTATATTGATTAGAGTTCCCGGCTGCAATAGCAAAAATGCGTTTCCAAAAGCCGTCGGCCATCGTAAACAGAGTTGGATCGACACCTGTTGTCAACACACCTCCATCAGCATTATTTTTTGCATCTTTATCACCATACCAAGCAATACGCCACATCATTTTTCGCATGGCTTCTTCCAGTTTGGGTAATACGATGTAATCCATATACTCCGTAGATGTCAAATCACCAATTTCAGTACCAGTTTTCAGACAGTAATCAGCAATCGTTCCTTCCAAATCCTCATAACAGAGATTAAGAGGTATTTCCCAGTCTCCAAGTTCCCACTGCTTTTCGGCAGCCGGAATACCGACTGATTTGTAGGTCGGGTTACAACCGGCTCCCTCGTTACCAACATCATCCATTTCTCCAATGAAACCAAGGCGTTTACCGTGGACTATTTTACCCATAGAAGTAATAAACTGTTCCAGGTTTTCATCTTGGAATACAGTCATATTCAATAAATCACGCAAACTCTCAATAGCATGATTTGTCGGGGTTAATTTCGTAAAATCTAACTTAGGCATATAAACAATTTTTATTTGTTAAACTTCTTTTTACGGGCATCGCGTTTTTCAGCCAACTTTTTATCGATCAGAGATACCGGATCACCATTTCCACCCTGAGCACCTTGATTACCCTGGAAACCTCGCGCATCAGGAACATAGCTACTTGCAATTTTTTTCAAGCCTTCCAAACCTCCCATAGTTTTGACCTTGTTCAAGATCACAAGTTCATCCTGGCTCTTAGCCTGAGCACGCAAAGACGTTAGTTCTGTTTCCAACTCTGCAATTCGAGCATTGGCAGCATCCAACTCGTCATTGTTATTTTCTTCTTCCGGATCGCGTATTTCGGATATTACACCTCCTTCTACGACAATGGTACTTCCATCCAGCATAAGGTGCTCACCATCCGGAGAGGCTGTATCACCGACCTGTGGATCTCCCTCCTCCCGCTCTACTGTTAATGTACTTCCGTCTGCAGTTGAAAGATCAAGGCTGACAATTGGAGCTTTCACTACTCCTAATGCCACTCCTAGCATCTGAAATGCCTGTGCAACTGTTACTTTTTTTTCTTGATTCATATTATTTATTTTTGAGTGATTCCATTTTTTTGATTGTTTATCTTTGGCTGATGCAGGAGCTTTAACCTCAGAAATGAAGCCTAACTCTTTAGCTTTATCCATATCGACATATTTATCTTCAGTCATAAGAGCACGTAAAACACTCTCTTCGGAGCCAGTACGCTCAACGTACAGATTCACAATTTTTGTCGTTTCAGTTTCTAAATCCTCTGCCATTCGTTTCAAATCTTCTGCCCCATAAGCATCGGCCAGTGTATAGGGAGGAATGTAAGGGTTGTGTATTAGAAGAGAGGAATTTTGATATGCAAAACGCCGTTCCTTTGGGGCTGTTAACAAAAGAACAGAAGCCATAGAAGCACATTTTCCCTCGATGATAGCAGTAATTTCCTTACCCGTCGAACGTAGCTTATCATAAATGGTCCATCCTTCCATACAATCACCACCACGGCAATTCAATCGTAGTTCAATACTATTATCGTTTTCTGGAATACTGTCAATAAATGCATCAACAGAATCAAAAGATGTTCCATCTACTCCACACCAGAACAAATTCATTTGTCTTGTTTCTTCATCTACTATATCACTGTGAATCTTTAATATTGCCATATTTTAAAATTATCTTTTTGTACAAATTTATATCATATTGTATATTAAAAGAGAAAATAAAATGAAAAAGCACTGCACGAATTTTGCAGTAATAAAAAAAGGCTGTACCGAAACACGATACAGCCTATGAAATAAATAATATAGCGTTCAAAAAGAGCGTTCCATCTTAGATATGACTTGATACACCTTTCTTTCACTCATATTATACTGATCAGAGAGGAAAGAAACAATATAAGCCTTCTTCAACCCATCTCTTTTTAAACGATCATATTCATTATACAAACCGACATACAGGAAATCAGATGTATTTAAACCTGCAGAATACAGTTTTTCCAACAACTCTTTATTAAAGGCTAATATCTCATAAACTTTCATATAGTCGAATTATTTTGAATCATTTTTACTCTGTCTTGAACTTCTGTAAATTCAACAACACTAACTACAGGAACCGGCATTTCCTTTAATGCTTCAACAAAAACTGCTTTTAGTTCTGCTGTATCAAAACCACCACCAGAAACCGACGGGAATATTGGAACATTTGAAAAAGGTACACCGCCCCCAGCAACATTTACCGCGCTAGCGATAGAACGCAGTAAGGGGTTAGACATTGAGTGTTTATTTATAATACCTTCCCCTCCTTCCATTTCAATAGTTACGCCTCCAGATGCGTGAGATGGACCAGACACATCACCACCTTCACCAAATTTAGGATTCTTTTCCTTGCTTACCAACTGCTTTGCTTTTGCGATATTTGCCATAACTGATGCAATAGTTGTAGCAATAGCAGCAATATTGCCCGGGAATGGCACAGACTGAGCAGCAGCAACACCTTTCGAAATTGCCTCCGCCGTACTCAAACCAATATTAAACAGAGCGACAGTCTTAGCAAAAGCGGCCAACGCTTCATTATCTTCAGCAAAACTATCTAACATAGAGGAAAAAGCATCCGTAATTGTTGTGACAGCTGCCATCTGAGCGAGAACCGCTTCATTCTCAGCACTAATACGGGCCTTTATAGCATTCTGTATATTTTTTTCACCCTGTAACTTTGCATTTTCATAAGCAGCATCCGATTCATACAATGCAGCTTTTGTCACAGCATCCATATTCACCAATACATCATACTCCGCTTGTGCCTGTTGTAGTTTCAGATCATATTCTTGCGACGTTCCTTCTTTGGCCCGTAGAATCCTATTTTCCCATTCTAAGCGAATATATTCAGACTGCCTATCGAACTGTTCTTTCCGAAAAGCTTCGTTTTCATCTGTAATCTGTTTGTTGTATGCGGCATTTATATCAGCCTCCGATTGCCGGAGTTCTTCAGCTAATTGCAAATTAGCAGCAAGTTCAGCCTGCCGGTTCTGCTCAATCAGGGAAAGACGGAGATTATGTTCCTGTGATGTACCTTCTTTGACAGAATCCAGTTGTAACTGGATACGTTCTGTTTCTTTTTTTATCAGGGCCTGGATAGATTCATCAGATAATTTTTTCAAATCAGCATCACGCTTCTGTTCTGCTAAAACCATAGAGTCATTCAATGCTTTCTTTGCTGCATCAGTTAAATTTTTCTCTGAACTGAGCTTACGTTTCAAATCTTCGATCTGCCGGTCATACTGTAAATTAATCGTTTGCCTCTGTTTTTCTATTCCTTCCTTTACCAGAGATAAAGCCATATCTTCTGCTTGGCAAATTAATTCAAGTTCTTTCTGCTTTTGCTTTACAGCTTCATCAGTAGCCTTCTTAGCCTGAGCCAAACGTGTTTTTTCAGCGGTAAGGGACTGGTTTCGTATCTCATTCTCCTTAGTCATCAACTCCTTTGTCTTATCCGAATACTCTTTTCTGACAAGATACAAGTTAGCTTCCATTTCGGCCAGCTTTTCATTAATATCTTTACTATTTTCATTATAAGTGGCCTCTTCCTGAGCAATACGAAACTGCTCCTCTGCAATCTTTAACCGGTTATCAAGTATTTCTTGTTCTTTAGCATTTGCCTCCTGAACAAATTTCAGTCTTTCTTCTGCTGTATATTTAGCCCGATCCTCCGCCTTTTTTCGAAGTTCAGAAGATTCATATTGAGCCTTTGCATTCGCAACATCTAATTCCCGAGTTTGCTTATCTAATGCAGCTTTATCTTTTGAAAGTTGTATACTGGCAAGCATGGCGTCATTACTTTGTTTGAAATATTTTCCAATTACGGGAATCTTCTCCCCTAGTTTAGTAACTTGCAATGCTAACGCTTCAAAGCCTTCGGCGACATCAAGAACCCATCCTGCAACAATCTGAAGAACGGCAACAATCCCCTCAAATGTTCTTTTTAACGGAGCCAAAACTGCATCCAAACGTGCTGATTGCTCCTCATTACCTCTCATTATTTTGACTAGCCCCGTAAGGACTGCTACAATTCCTGCAATAACTGCTATAATTGGATTTGCCATTATCGCAGCAAAAAGGGCTTTTCCGAAAGAGATTACAACCGATGTAGTAGTTTTTAAGGCTGTGCCCAAATTCATATTGCCATCTTTCATGAGCATAAGGGTTGCAACATATTTATTGTTTACCCCTAACGCCGATTTCATGGCGTTTTCATAACTACCCACCTGCCGACGAAAATCACCCAGTTTTTTCTCTGCATCTCCGATCGTAGTATTGAGAGATAAGATTTTCTTCTGTAAATCACGTCCTTTCGCTGATTCTCTTTCGATCTGGCTTAGATTCACATATATCTTATTCAGCCGGGAAAGTTCAGCACGCATAGATTGCAAACTACCTTCCTGGTCCTCTATTGATTTGTTATTGTTCCTGATCTCCTGGTTCAACAGTAGATTATGTTTCCTAAGATTCTTTATCTCATCTTCATACCGTTTATAGGCTTCTTTTCCCTCTAATGTCGTTTTATTCAACAAGGATTGTTCTTCCCGAAGCTCGGCAATATCCTGCTTATTCTCCTTGATCCGCTTCGAAGCCATATCATTTTTTATGATAACTTCTAATATAACCTGTTCTTTATTGTCCCCCATACTACATAATTTACTTGCTTTATACTTATTGGATTAACGAATATATTTTTCGTTGTTGTATTACCACTATTATTCAATTTCAAGTTTAAAATATCCTTTATCAGTTCCTGCTGCTCCCGTCCAATTCTTTTGATACCAAATATGTTTAAATGTCCTGTCTAACGATAAAACTCTTAATGTGGTTGTCTTTGGATTACTAGCCGAATAGGTTGTACCTGAATCTGAATTCGTTGCATCAGAAGGGTTAGTATAATCGCTGTTGTCATATCCTATATATAATATGTCCTCCACGTCACTACTAGCATAAAATTTAAGAGTAGCATCTATTCTAGTAGTTGACCTGTTTAAAGCCCTGATCGTGGCAAGTGTCTTCCCATTATTAGGAATAGCAGGGGATTCGTAATATCCATCTGCATTTAACGTCCAATCACCTTCGACATAGTAATCAAATGCGGGAATTGGGTCAAGCCCTTTTGCATCTTCTACTGTAAAATAGCCAACTGATTCACCCGTTCCCGAAAATTGGTGCATTACTATAAAATGATCTCCTTTTGTTGGTATGGAAATATCAACAATATAAGGCAGTCGTTCGGTATAATCACTTTGCATGATCTTAGCAGTCCATACCCCGGCAGAGTTCCATTCTTGATCTAATTTTCCAATTGAAATGTAGTCATAAGAATAATGACCACCCTCTGTATAAGCCTTTATTCTTACGGTTTGATTTGCTTTTGCAGTGGTAATCAATATTCTTTGTTCGCTATTTTGATTCACAGCTATTGGTGGCGATGTGTACCAGTCGTTATCATTTAAAGTCCAGTCTCCCTGTTGGGTTATAGTCATGGCGGGCAATGGTTCAACCTGTGAATCTATCTGTTCTACCTTTATCCTCACATCGTTAACGTCAGCCACATTGCTTGCCCTCCTGTACATCAGATCAATATAATGAGAACCAGTAGTAGCCAATACATAATCATACGAAAACACAAGGCTAGTGGTTCGTGCTCCTATTGATAGGTAGTAATTAGATGTCGTTACAGCCGTACTAAGTTTGCCAAATAAAAAAGAAGCAGTTGTTAAACTACTAAATTCCAAATGAATCCTTAGTCGGGAATTAGCATAAAAATTATCTATATTAAATCTCACTGTCGCATACGCTCCACTTCCTGTTATCTTTGGCGCAGTCCACCATCCATCTTTTCCCTCCGTCCATGATGGTGTAGTAGAAGATGAACCCTCTATATCCATGTACGAAGGTTTTATATTAGGATTGGTAAATTTCACCCTCAAAGGGGTTATCGGTATCCAGTTATAGGAAGTTGTTTTCGATCCTGTGCTTACTGTATTTGTACCTAATGTTTGCCTCCGGTATATATAAGAAGCAGTAGATCCGGATATAGTGGTAGAGGCTACGGCAAGGGCAGTAGCATACGTACTTCTTCCCGCGTATGAAAGTAGGCTATTTATGGTAGACAAAAACGTCTGTATAACATGAAGTTCTCCAAATGAAGCAGGGTGACATTCCTGCCCGTTTAATTGCACCTCCCTACATCTAGTAAAGGCTTCCAATTCTAACTCCCCTCTGCCAACAACACCTACATAATACCTTGTAGTTTGTACTACATTGGCTTCTCCTAAGAAGTCCAATATAGCCATACTTGTTGCGGTAGGGGCTAATACTCCCGGAGTAATAACAGCACCCGTGGTAACTGTTCTGTATCTACCCGCTACTACACTGCCCGAATCCGGCACAAGGAAAACGGCATAACCTCCGCTTCCTCTAAGATAAGCAACAACAGGGGCTATAAATTTATAATCAGTAAAATAACCGGGTATTATTCTATTGCCGGGAACAAGGTACTGATTTCCTTTTGGTGTTTCAAACAAACCGTATGCCGCACTTGCAGCAGGCAAATCTTCTGGCTTGATAAATATATCAGGCACGGATTCACCACCAAATAAAAAAGATCTTCTTCTATTTCCCATTATCCTACGTATTCTTTGTAATTAAAAGACTCAGACGCACGAACTATATATTTCCAGTCCGCCCACAATATATTTAATTCACATGCTTCACCTCCCGCCAGTTCCGGTAAATCAGAAGGTATCAATAATACCGAACCATCCAACTTTGTATCAGCACCTAATTTTATAGTGAATGCCAACTTAGTTGTCAGAGTAGATGTATTACGAAGCATTACAGTAGTAGTTGAATTGTGAAGCGGATAGAAACCGGATGGGTTTATAAGTAAATCCCTGCTTCCGCTTGTAGATAAGTCCATGATAATAAACCCACCAGTAAACGGAATAGATGCACCAATAGCAACAGTCGTTTTTGTATAAGAACATGCCGCCCTTACAGTTGCATCACGCCAACCTTCCCCTGTAACGCCTCTTAAATCAATAAGGTAGTTGTAGATATTATCAGAATTGGTTGCGCCATAGGCTACAACAAATGATAATAAATAGTGAACAACAGTACCGTCAACCTCTTTCATAATTGAAGTACATTGTGAATATCCGACCTTCCCCTGAAAGTATCTGTTCTGAATTTTAGAGTATATAGGTGTATTATTGATATAAGCCTGCTCTAAATCATCCATCGTTTTACCCAATATAAAGTCGTTCCAGTCCAGTTCGGTAGAAGTCTTTACTCGGTTGACCTGCAAAATATCGCCTAGTTCTATATACTCGTACCCGCTAACCGGATTATTCCACTTAGCTGAACCGTCAGACCACGTGAGTACCTGACCTGCTTCGGGATTGGCAGGGTACTGGAACTTGTTTGCTCCTTCTTCGATACCAGCTAACTTTTCCCCTTCTTCATCCGTCATAAGACGCTTTCCAAGCTCCTTCAATACATAGCGGTTATCTGCATCTTCTTTGGTATAATACTTCGATAAATCGATAGATGTAGAACCAATTCGTTCCCATTTCCCACTTATCCAAATATATTCGTCATACACATCATCCTCTGCCCCCTCTTTGGGAAGAAAGTAGATAATATTAGTTTCCCCAGTATCAGGCAGAACTTCAACAGGTAATATACTAACACCTTTGATTTGAGATATCAGATTCAGAACTTCTTCTCTGGTGTATGTTTCTGATTTGAGAAAATAATTAGCCAGGTCATCAACTACCTTTGTAATGAATCCGCTATCATTTTCCAAATCACTTGTCTTCGTCGGAACTATACCGGCAACAATACCTTCCGCGGCTTCCGCCGCTTTATTTGCCCGTATAGCCGCCTTATCAGCTTCTTCCCCAGCTGCATTTGTTTCTCTTATTACTACCTCCACCTCTTCAGCTATTTGATCCATTTCCTGACGAATAGCCAAGGCTGCACTTACTGCCGGTAGACGAAGCCAGGAAAGATAATCATCCACTGTTTTACCCGTATTCCCTTCCTGCTGTTCCCATACCTCAAAGGCACTATATCCACGTTCCCCCTGTAGTTCTTTTTTTTGGGTAGGAGTCAACTTATCCCATGTCAAACGGAGATCGCCCAATTGCTCCGGAGTGAAATCAGCATAAGTAAAAGCTTTACCTCGAAGCTCATTTTTTTCTGCCTCCGTTAAGTCTGAGAATTTCAGCTTCAATAACTCGACCTGTTCCGGGGTAAGATCATCAAAGGTGAATAGCAAATCTTCAATAGGAATAATGACACGAAAAGCAGTATCATCTTCATTGTCATACTTCATCTCCATACCATTGACCGTATAACGGAACTGTGGAGTCCTACCCGTTGCCAATTCACCGGTGTTCACACCGTTTACCCACCAATACCCATTCTTGATGGTTGGCTTTACATCTTGAGCTACCAGCTTTTTAAAGTCGGCTACAGTTATACCGGCATCCGTACCACCTAAATCAGTCTTAGTCCCCAACAAATAATCGTTATCCGATAGACTGGGATACTTCGTAAATTCTTTAATATCCTTTGTTCCTGCCATATTACTTATAATTTAATGCTATCCATTTTGCATATTCCAAACCTTGAATACTTGTCGCTCTAACAGCCATAAATTGTAGACAAGCTCCATTTACCTGTAATTCCACAGGATCATTCCTGTCTGTGGAAAGTGTACCCAACGGCTCACATCCGGCTATTCCGTATCCGTTTTGAGTTGTGATGAAAAGACTTGATGAAGATTTTGTATAAGGCGGGAATGTAGCTTCATATATTGTCGCCATTTTACCTTCATATGATGGATCTGATGGTAATTGTACAAAGACATGATAAGTCCCTTCTGAATAATCACCAGCATGAAGTTTTATGTTTAAATCATCTACAAGTCTATAGGTTGGACCGTTTCCCCCGGAGACTCTTACGGCATCCGAACTCGACAAAACTTTAAATGTCATTTGCAGATACCCTCCAAAAACACCCTTCTCAAAATAAACAGAACCATCTTCATAAAGCCTGGTCGGAGCAGTATCCCTGTTTTCATACGAGGCTCCCAATGCTATACGGGGATGAGTATCGGCATTGCCATCAATGACCACATTCCTGTTTTGGCTCTGTATCGTTAAGTCCGAGAACCACCAACCGGCAATATTTGCCTCTTCTATCAACGCTAACCCTGTTGCTATGCTTTCAAATTGACCTTGAAATCTTTCCCAGTATACAGAACCAGAACTCGGATATTTATTACTGAATGAACCGGCTGATGTTTTAGCCATCCAAAAGACTTTAGTCCCCGGAGTATCTTCAGTATAAACCGCATCAACATGTTGTTCCGTTCCGGTATAGATTTTTGAAGCATCATATTTTTTTCTGAATGTCAATGAAGGGCCAGCTTTCCCATCCTTTCCATCAGGGCCAGATATCCTTGTAGGTACAGACCAACTACGATACAAAGTATAATCTCCTGTAAAAATTGCATCAGACATCCACAACGGATAAGTACCAGAGGGAGGATCTAATGACCACCCTGATGGAGGCATTGATCCTGCTTTAGGCGTATCCGGTTGCGTTTCTGATCGTTTATATACCATATAGGTCGCATTCCCGTCCTTCCCGGGATCACCATCTTTACCATCTTCCGCCCATTTCGCATATATACTGGGATTTGAAAATCTACTCCAGACTCCATCTTTCTTTACCCGCTGGGACACCCATAATACTTTATACTCCGCGGTAACGCTAAGAGGGGCAGAATACCATTCCATAGGGACATGACCATCTTCCTGGCTGTTTGTTATCGCAGGTGGCGCATAATTCTTTGAAAGGGCATAGATGTATTCAGTACTAGTACCATCTTTACCCCATCTGGACCATAGGAATACTTCGGAAAATGCCCCCCAAACACCATTCGCCTTTTCACGCTTACAACTCCACTCAAACTGATTCTTTATATCCGGCCCTACCGGATCATCCGTCCAACCGGCAGGAACAAAATCCGCAACATTTTCTGAAACCTCCGGCCTTACTGGTTTTGCATCCTCAGTAACAGTACGCTGAAATATCCATTCTACATCTGTACCATCCATACCATCAATCACACGGACAATAGTAAATACCTGTTCGTAGACGGCCAACCCCTCACAATTAATCTCCAGTTTTATTTCAGCCTTTTCTTCCGTTACACCATGAACTACTAAAAGACCATCAGTGACCGTATATGTGCATCCTGTACCCACTGAAGTAACCAGATATTTACCTTCGCCAATAATAGTACTGTACCGTAATGGAGTCGCACCTTTCGACACCTGGATTTTGGTTGATATACGAAAGTTTTGTGCAATAACCTGAGCCGTTCCTGTTACAACATTTTTATCACCGGTTACAATATCGACCTGTTCCGTCAATCCATCTTTCGTATTATATACTGCACTATAAGTTGATAAGGTTACAGAATATGCATCCTGTCCCTTTAAATTGTTATCCAGGCCGGGAACGTTCCAAACGTTTCCTCCGAAATAAACATTGTTTAAATAGATTGATCCTTCGGCTAGAGACTCCCCATTTATAACCAAGTTGGAAAGATCGCCCCATTGCGATGAAATATGTTTCCCTGGATTGATCTCCCATGTACTGACATTACGGAGATATCGCTGATAAGTCCTTGTTGAATAAGCGGAATGCTGCCGGTTCTTCTCAATAGGATTACCGTACACGGCAAACTTCATAGCCATGCTGGGGTGAACCGTTGTTCCGGGTTTCAGCTCATATCTGAAATGAGCATTATCGATTATTTCTGTAGGCGTAAAGTAGGCAGTCGAGAATCCCACCACTACATCGAAACCGGCACTGTCAACACCGGAAGTAGTGGCATTACCGGTCAGGTTATGGAATATACCACGACAAAAATCATTCACATGTAATCCGGCAAGTTCACCTTCTTCCAGTTTCAGCTTCACGATCTTATTCTCCGTATCGACAGACTCGATCAAACCGAAAGCGATAGCATTCCAAAGTTCACCCGACACAACATCGATACGGTTAAAACGCAGTTCTGGTACTTCCAAGAACTCCCATAGCTGAAGGCTACGCATTTCACCTTCCCCTTTTTCATTTATCCTGGCACCGGAGCCATGAAAGCCACCAACATAATTGCCAAAGGTGGCACCTCCTTTAAAGGCGATTGGATACTCTGTTGAATCCGGTTTGTCTTTACGAAGAAATATTTCTTCATTATCACTTTGAATATTATCTTTGAAAGTTTTCACAGAGACCTTTCTTGCATCTCCCTCTCCTATATCAACAGGCAAATACATATCATTGGTCACCGTCCCGGCTTCGTCCAGTTCCCGGATCAGTTTTCCATCGGTGACAGTAGACGTTGCGGTAGCCAAAGACATGGCCGTATAAAGAGCAATGGTAGTAGGTGAAAATTTCAACGGTGTTGTCGGATTTACCAATATGGCATTTCTCAAAGATGTTTCACCCTCTCCCGTTACATCTACACCATCAATAAGAGCTAATTCCAAATCTGCTTTACCGGCCTCTGTATAGTTATTTACCGATAGCAACATGTAATAATTGCCATCTGCATACACAGGTTTACAGAAAGACAGGTTCGGGAAAAAGGTTGGATCAAGTTTTGCCTTTCGATATGAAATTCTTGGTTTATTTGCGTAAACACCTAAATACCCCGTCCAATACTTACGAACCAGGTTGTCATATTTCAAAGGTTCAAAAGTGAATGAACGGAAAACAATCGTCTTCGAATCTGCATCTATCCATTTCCCCCACACTTTAAGAGATTCCGTACCATTTTCTAGCAACAATCGACATTTAGTTGATTTGTTCAAAACATACTCAACTTTATTATCTTCGATTTTGCGCGTATATAAGGCAATATTTTTATCTGTCGCTGCATATGGAGATTGATACACAGTATTCTCCTGTTTATCGTAGGTATCCGCAGTAAACGCATATGATGCGAATGTTTTATCAACCAGATCATCCTCCGCGTACTTCAGTATATTCTTTTTAGTTAGTCCATAGGTATACTCCAGCTTATTATCTTTCTTGTCGATAAGCATCTCTGAAATATTGACCGCTCCGGATTTGCTTAAGATTACATCATCTGCATTGTAAAACGAAAGAATACTACCTTGGTATTCTACCATCAAACCAAATACCCCCATGACAGACTTTATAAAGTCCATCGCTGATATATCAGGTAAGTTTTCCCGAATAGGATAATCCAACAAGAATGCTGTTTGAGAATAATCCTTTTCATTCTCCGGAGCAAAAGAGATAGTCAAATCTATTTCAAAATTCCCAGTCCTAAAAGGATCGTAAATACCAAAACAAATATCACCTGCACCAATGTTTCTATACTCATCAATATCTTTTGATGCACTTTCAAATATATCAAAGATTGGCGCTTCACCTTCCTTAAACTCTGTAGCGATACTGAATATACCAAACTTCCATCCGGTAGCCACATTATTCGCTTTTACTGTACCTTTTATCCGATATCGTCCACCTAACGGAATTTTAATAAATGTTACTGGCATCGTACGATACATGAGATCATACAATTTCTGATGATAAAGAGCATTTTGATAGTTCAAATCTGGTAATATATCATACTTTTGTCTACCTGCGATCTGATCAGATGTAGTAGTCCCTCTAAGGCGAAAAGCCAGGTTGTCCGCGACCTCTTTACTCCCGTTAGTAGTGGGTAACATCAACCACATTTTCTCAATTACCGAACGATAGGCATTATTCATTACAAACGACTGCCCCACTATCATATCAAATAGTGTCGATACTTTCACCGCTGGACGCAAATGTTCGGGGTACTGCGCTTGCATGCCGTCCAACTTTGGGACCCAGGTAACAAAATCATTTTCAGTCACATTATAGTCCCAGGGGATCAAACCGCTATCCGGGAAAATATCTTTCAGTTTGTAATCATTCAGAAGAGTCAAACGCTTATTTCCTCCAAATTTGATAAGGACCTCTATTGTTTTACTGGTCGATTTAACAACAGCAACGCCATCATCAAACAGAGTAATACCGCCCCTGATAACCTTTGCTGTATGTTCTACATGCGGAAAGTCTGTTTCAACATTCACTTCTGTTGAGTAACTAAACGTCTGAATGTTGTGTGCCGTTTTAGGAAGCTGGATAGTGTATGAATACCCAGACAATATTGTTGACATATCGGCCGGCTTACTCACAGCACGATTCAATACGATGCCCGAGCCACCCTCTGGCAAGTCAACCTCTATACCATCTATGTAAAGTTTATCTTTCATTCGGTAATACAATTGTTATGTCAAAATCCTGCAATGCAGCTTTTGTTCGTTTATACTCTTTTACTTCGACCTCCACATTATACCACCCATCAGGAACAGAAGCCTGCACAATGGCACTTTCCTGTATAGCGGTGAAGTTCTCAAATGTTTCCCGGTCCAGCATAGCAGCAAACAGGGTTATTTTATTTATCTGATCAAATGCCAACTTATAAGTCAATCCTCCGATACCAGCCGTTTGAATATTCTCCAATTTCCGGCTGTCCTGATAAATACAAAATTCGTATGAATCCAACTCACCGCGACGGCTAATCCATCGTAATGTGATATGTGCTCCGTCTCCGGAAAAACTCACTACCTTATTACTTCCATAGACAACTTCAAAAACTCCGGAAACAAGAGATACCCCGGCTTGCACTACGGACCAGGCTACATTCTTCCGTACCATTCCATTTGACAACGCATCAATGGTGAACAAAGACTTCAACAATCCCGATGCATCAAACACCGCTGTATTTGCTATTGCTGACACTTTCGTCTTTACTCCTTCAATAGTGATATCATACTCCCCTGCCCCTTCCATTGTGAAAAGAACCGGATCAAAAACATACTGCGTATCCGATGGTGCGTTTACTGTTGCCATTTCATTTATTCAATTTTATAGATTCAAACTCCATTCTCATTAAAAAGCCGACACGGTCTTTTATTCGTGATATCGTTTCCGGTACTTCAGCCGTATATACATCTGTATCCGCTCCCCTCCGGTAAAGTTGTGTTCCTTCCCTGGCTATTTTACGAGAAACCAGATAAGCAAAAGAATTGCGCTCTGACTGGCTATCAAAAGAGATACCTTTATCAATTACCCACTGCTTTATAATCTGATAAAATCCGACCGGAACCTTACCCGGTTTACGCCCTGTCTCCAACGTACCAAAAGCCATACGACCAAACAATACTCCGCGATCCTCAGACACATCGGTACGCATGGATTCAGATGTACGTCCAGAAGCTCTACGACCGGAGCTATCAATATTGGAAATGATTCGCTTCCGAAGATCTTCCAATTCTTCAAATACTATGTTCTGTACTTCTTTCATAGATTACGTTCACATATTCCGGTTATCTCTTTCAACACCACTTCAAAGACAATACCGGAAGTAACAGCATTGAGTTTATTATATGCAACCTGGTATTTCATCACTCCACCCAAAGGTTCAAAGTTTCCTGTTTCGTTCAACTTCACAATGAATCTCATGGCTAATGATTTCATCCGGTCAACGACACAGTCATTATCCAGACCGTTGCCATTCAGCTCTACTTTATCTAAGAAAGCCAGCATCCCATTCTGGTTGTCACGGATATTTCCATTCTTAAAGTCCAGTTCTCCAGAAGCAGGAAGAACATACACAACAGCCGGAAGCAGTATCCTATCAATTTCCACATTGGCCTGGGTCCAGTCCTCAAAAACGAACGGTACTCCTAGTGATTCAGCAACCTGTTTCAATTTATCCTGTACCGTCATTTCTTCTCACTTATTATTTTGTTTAACCTCCTTTGATACATGCCACTGTCATAATCAATTTTCATCATTGCATATACACGCCTTTCCGGTAAATCGAATACCGCTTCATGAGATATGGATAGACGTTGAGCAATCCGATCGACAACACCAAAAACACCATGGTCAATCCCATAAAATCCGGCTCTGACTTCTTCCGGTGTTGGTTTGTACTTGAACGTGTTTTCATCACGTACCGTCATACGTTCCAATTCCCGGTAAACTGACAGGCCAAAATTGTAAACAGAAATAAAAGGTTTACTCATCACCTCCTTTTCATTCAAACCTAGCAGCACCTTTTGAGGAATAAACAGAAGCTCAGACCTTGTGTCCATAATAGATAAGTCAATACGTTGACCGTAAGTTAGCTCTGGTATTTTCTCCGGTGAAAATACCGTTTCCAACTGATCCCAAAAGTCCACTCCTTTTAGCATCAGAATCACATTTTCAATAGTAGTCTTACTCGTTATCTTCATTACCAGTTATATGTTGAGTTACCCGTACGCGGGGCAACAAGTCTATACATTCCCATTATCAGCATATCCAAATAGTCCGGAGACCGCTTAATAATACCTTTCATTGCTTCCTTGCTGATGATATCCTTTTTCCGGGTATCCTTATCTACATTCGCAGCAATCAACAGCTGTAGTTCTTCAGCAATGAGTTCCGCCTGATCCGGTCGGCAAATGATCTGTAACTGCCGTTTGTCTATCATTTCAGCCAATTTGTATGCACATTCGGCTTTCAGGTTCGCATATTTATTCTTGAATGCAGATGCACCATTCTTGAACTCTTTGATCCCGTTCAGATAGCTCTCCAAATAACTTCCTAAACCATCACTATCCGCCACCGTCTGGGACCTGCCGACACCATGCATAACCATGAGCTTTCGCAAATCCGTTTCAATCTCCCGACCTGATGATTTGTCTTTATCAATCTCGATTGAAACACGTAAGCCTTCCCAGTAACCAGCGACAAAGTGATCTCTTCCTTTCATTGCCAAGTCGGCACTTATAGCCTTTCCTCCGATCAATGCACCGGTGTTGGTAAAGCAATCCATCACTGCATCGTAATCGACTAAAGAGTTCGGATCACTATCATACTCCCATTTTCCCAGATAAAGACGTTGATAGGTTACTTTATCCTCTGTCTGACGAAGGGTATCAACATAGTCTTCTGTGACAAACGGGTTATCCTGTACTAATGCCGGTATGAATGCATACGGTACTTTGAGCTTTCCTGCTTTACTGGGCTGATAAAATCTCTTGTACAGCCAGTTCTTTTTCGGATTACAGGTTATCAGTATTTTCGACGGGATTTTATAGAGATCATTCAAGTGCCGACCTATACGAGTTTTCAGCATCTCAAAAGCCAGACCGTTGATCTCTCCGGCTTCCTCTATCCATCCCCCGGTAAATTCTTTCGATCCTAACCGTTCATACATTGGGTCCTTACGAGGATAGTAGGTCAAATCCAGATAAACGATCTCCGAACCGTTGTTGAACTTGATACCATCGTTTGTGATACGGTAACCGGTAAACCCGTGATATTGTGCTACCTTACCAAACGTTACCGATACAGAAGCTTGTGAGTCCTTTAGATTGTTACGACCAACAAACCAGCGTGTACCAGGCAAATGAAAAGCACATTGCATCAACCATTCACACCCTAACCAAGATTTTCCACCACCTCCCGCACCGCCGTACAGGATGAATTTATGTTCACTATCCGCTAGATAGTTGTAAGCAAGCCGCTGTTTTAAATTTACTTTCATTCATCTGCTTGCTTTATTAACTGTTCAACATTCGGGGTTACCGGAAGGAAGTTAAACCCAGTAAACTGTATCTTATTACCGCCTGTTGTTACATCAACCTTTTGAGTACCGTTAATACCAAGAAGCTTACAACGCATTTCAATACATCGCTCAATCCCGGACAAATAGCGCGGATCACCCATGTTGATAATTTCCTCACCCAGGACACGAGTAGAAGATTTCTTCTTACCTTTCGCCGGATCACCCTCACAATCGTCTTTCTTCTCAACAGACTTCTTTTTCTGGTCTGTCTTTGACTTCTCCCAGGCTTCCCAATACTCACGTTCCAGCTTGTTGATCTTTCCAAGTTCTATTGTCAATTGATTATTAACGAAATCCTTTCGAGCCTCTTCTGATTCTTTCAGTATCTCCTTAACATCATTGAATACTGTTACATGGGAAATCGTACGGCCAGTAATGGCAGATACAGACTCCGCAATCTCACGGAATGTATATGCTTTAAAGTAAAGAGGGGCAATCAACTGTTTGTCCTGCTCTTTCTCTCTTGCTTTTCTTGTCGCTGCCATTTGTTAAACCTATATGTTAAACTATTACTCTTTTAGGATAGGGCTTAGATATAGCCCTTATAGATTTGATCATCCGTCGATCAATCGGATAAACATATTTGATCTTCGTATCACCTTTGATCACTTCTGCACGTGGATCAACATTCTTCTTAAGCCATTCTAATGTCGATGTTCCATATTTTGCATTTACTGATCTTCTGTGAGTTAACTTTCCATTCAGCATGACACCACGTTCTGATGCAAACTCACCTAAGTAATACCAGTTCGTTGCTTGATAGATCACGCCAATATGTCCTTGGTTCCGGTCTGCATAACTGACGATCAACTTGATTAGCGGTGCATCCTGCCTAATTGCTTTCAATGACATAGCCAAAGCCTGAGACGTGCATTCCTGTTTTCCGTTCAATGCTACACGGACTAACTCCATGACTTGCCCCTGGACCAGATTAAAACTTGATGCAATATGTTGATTGGCTCCATTAGAAAATAATATCACTCCACACCACTCATCCGAATCATTGAAGACAGAATAACCAAGCCGGGACTGTGGTACAGCTTTTGCATAATGATATTTCAAACATGCAAATTTAATAGCCTGATATGAAGCCTTTTCCAATCTCATAATTCACCACCTCCCACAACATAAGTTATACCTTCAAACTTTTCTATAAGCTCCTTCAATCCTACTTCAAATCGCTCAAACTGTTTCACACTTTGAAATGATATCTTCACGAATGGAAGAGCAACTTTTCTTTCTGCAGTCAGTTCATCCGGAATATCTGCATCCTGATTTTCCATATTGATAGTTGCTGATGAAAAATCTATATCCCAACTATCCAATTCATCAACGCCAAAATCTTTTACAACAGCATCAAAATCAAAGAATGATGTATCAGATATGTGGTTGTCCGCTAAAGCTAACGCCTTACGCCGGGCATCTTCCGTCGATAAGTCATTACGTTTGATCGCGATAAGTTCCGTACCGTCACTTTCAATGACACGAACCTTTAAACCTAACTCCTGAGCCTGTTCATATACACCATTTCCGGCAATGATACAATCATCATTGTCAAAAAGAATAGAACGCCCGGCACCACATTCTTCAAGGCTTTTCCGAATCAGACGCTTATTTTTATCATCATGGATACGATAGTTGTTTGGATCAATCTTTATATTACTCATACATACTGAATTATATAAAGACAAATATAATAAAAATATATCATATTGTATATACAATATTCATATTGATACAGAATCGGTTTAAAATTCTATTTTATACAACAATCTATTGTTTTTAGTCTATGATTATTCTATCTTTGCTATGATAATTATCACCTAAACTAATTTATTGTAATACATAAATCTAATTAATATGAATACAGATTGTCCTAATTGCGGCTCAGAAGACGCTTTCTTTAATGGTGTATGCTACGAATGCCCTGATTGTGACTATGAATGGCATGCCAATGGATCAGAATCATTAGAAGATGATGACTTTTTTGATGATTAATACATCAAAGAGGCTTCAAATACAAAATAATAGATGAAGCCTCTTTAATTTTATTTTAGAACCACATTTCATATATTACCTTTGTATCCACATTTGCGGTATAGATCATTATATGTACAAGCTCTTCCATGATTCAGCTTTTTTATTATGAATTATTTATATATTTGCATCGAGCTATAGAAAAACATAAATATGGATAGTGAAGAGATTTTATATAATTTACAAAAAAATCAAATAGATCAATTACATAATGCTACATTAAATATCAGTAAGCAATGTTTTGAAATAAAAAAACTATGCTTGACAATAGAGCTTACAGCATTAACATTTACCCTAAATTTCACATCCAACACTTATGACTGTTGTTTGTTTATAGCATTTTTAGGTCTAATTATTCCTTTAATTTTTTGGATTTTAGACTCACTCACATATTATTATCAAGACGTCCTGAGATATAGAATGTTAGAAATAGAAAATGTTGTGAGAAAAAAAAATAATCTTCCAAAAGAAAAAAACAAACATAAAAGAAGTACTTGCTGTAGATTATATCATTCAGCATTTAATCGATCTCAAATATTATATTGCATATTAGGAATTTCAGATTTAATATTTATATATATATTTATATGATGAAACTCTTCATTAGCTATTCAACACAAGACGGAATCATCACTAAAGATTTATTATCACAAGTGAAGAATTTTTATAGCAAATATGGGAATTGTTATATTGATTTGTTAGATAATGACAGCATAGACAAACAGAAAAGAGTATATCTAGAATTATATAAAGCTGACATTCTCATTCTTTTACATACCCCTGCATCTGATAAATCAAAGTGGGTACAAAAGGAAATTTATATAGCTTATAAAAGGAATATACCAATTATTATTGTAAACAATAGTAATTTAAAAATGTTATTACACAGTCACAAACTTAAAACTATTTAGTGGTTAACAGCACACAATTATTCAATTAATTAAAGTATTAATTTTTCACACCATGTATTACGCTATAATTACAGAAAATGATGTTTCAAACTGGTCTGACAAAACCGGAGAACTATATCATCTTCCTAAACGTTACCTAAAATATATACCAGAAGGAACCAAAGTGATCTACTACAAAGGCCGGTTAACAAATAAAAACTACAAAGATCACCGGTTGACAGAAGATCCACACTATTTTGGTATTGCGACCATTGGACAACATTACATAGACTCTTCATCAGAGAAAAATGACTACTATTCTAAAATAGTTGATTTTAAAAGATTCGAACGCCCTGTTTTAATAAAGCATAATAATCAACACTTAGAAGATATACCAGAAAACCTAAAAGCCAATTATTGGAGAAATGCTGTTCGTCCAATCACAAAAGAGATATATGATAAAATTCTCTCACTAGCAGAAATCAATGACGATAGTTCACTTTCCACTGTAGACAACTTCACTACGGAAGTCGAAACAAAAGAGGGTTCAAAGAAATTGGTCTATACAACTAAATATGAACGAGACCCTAAGTTAAGAGAACAAGCAATAAAAATACATGGGCTATCCTGTATGGCTTGTGGTTTCAATTTTTTTGAAACATATGGAGAACAAGGAAGAGGTTTTATTCATGTACATCACGTAAAACCTTTATTTGCAACTGGAGAATGTATAATCAATCCAAAAACAGATTTAGTTGTTCTATGCCCCAATTGTCATTCCATGGTACACCGCAATAAAAATCAAGTATTAACTATTGATGAATTAAAGAACCTCATAAAGTAATAGGTTGTCTACCAAGTTTTATAAAGTCTCAGAGAATTGAGAATTTGAAAACAGCCTCAGATAGAGATTCGAATAAAAACAGGTAAAAAGGGACTATTTTCAACTTGTTGGATGGCCTCTAATACCCTATTTCATTTATCATATATTTATCATCCTTCTTACATGCAAAGTTGTAACTTTCATATTTTTGAGTGATTTGAGCTACTTTCTTATGTTTATTAAACCGAACTGTAGCTCAGCTGATTTAGAGAATTGTCCTTGACAGGGCAGAGGTCACCAGTTAGCATTCAAGAATACTTGCTACAATTTTTTGTCATTTTCTTTATAATTAAATTTATATATCTATATTTGTCTCGATTCAATTAGGTGTTTTAATATTTACTTTTAATAATTAAAACAATGTTGAACATAAAAATTACAGTTTCGATAACACTAGATACGAAGGCTTTATTTAAGCTTATCCATATTCTAGTACTAGCGTTGAATTAATTCAACCGCTTATTCTGCGAATTGACGTAGATAGTATCTTGATGCTAGGAGGAAAGAAAAGTTGAAAAATCCTCCATAAGGACACTAAACTGGTGTTCCGCCTAATTGGATTTAT